GGCGCGCGCCGAATACAGCGCCTGCCGCTGGATGGGCCCGGCGCTCGGCTGGCTCGACCCGGTCAAGGAGGCCCAGGCCGCCGTGCTGCGCATGGATGCCGGCCTGTCCACGCTGGAGGAGGAATGCGCCGCCCAGGGCCAGGACTGGGAGGAGACCACCAACCAGCGCGCCATCGAGCGCGCCCGGTTCGACGCGCTGGGCCTGCCGCATCCGAAATGGATGGGCGACCAGGTCCCCGATGCCGACGGCGCGTTCGGCGCCAACGGCAACAACGCCGCCCAGATCGCGAAGAAGCCGCAGCCGGAATGACCCGCTTTGCCCATTTGGCCCAGCGCCTGTTCAACGTGCCGCTGGCGATCCATCCGCGCAAGGCGGAGGTCGTGGTGCACGCGATCGGCCAGCGTTTCGGCCTCGCCGCGCCGATCCTGCTGCGCGGCCGCCCCGCGATGCTGGAGGATGACGAGGATTTCGCCGAGCCGGCCGCGCAGCGCGCCTGCGAAATTGTTGACGGCATCTGCATCGTCCCGGTGCAGGGCACGCTGGTGCACAAGCTCGGCACGCTGCAGCCCTTCTCCGGCATGACCGGATATGACGGCATCCGCCACAACGTCGCCGCCGCCCTGGCCGATCCCGCGGTGCGCGCCATCGTGCTCGACATCGACAGCCCCGGCGGCGAGGTGTCCGGCTGCTTCGACCTGGTCGACTTCATCACTGCCGCGCGCGGCGCCAAGCCGGTCTGGGCGATCCTGTCGGAGACCGCCTATTCCGCCGCCTACGCCATCGCCAGCGCCGCCGATATCGTCGCCGTGCCCCGCACCGGCGGCACCGGCTCGATCGGCGTGGTGGCGATGCATGTCGACCTCAGCCGCGCGCTCAACGCCGCGGGCGTCACCATCACACTGATCCAGTATGGCGCCCGCAAGACCGACGGCGCCGAAACCAAGCCGCTCGACGATGCCGCGCTGGAGCACATCCAGGCCGACATCGACCGGATGGGCGAGCTGTTCGTCGCGACCGTGGCGCGCAACCGCGCGCTCGACCCCGACCGGGTGCGCGGCCAGCAGGCCGCCACCTTCCAGGGCGCGGCCGGCATCGCCGCCGGTCTCGCTGATATCTGCCTCGCCCCCGACGAAGCCTTCGCCTTGCTGCGTAACGAATTGTCCAACTAAACCGGAGATCCACGATGAGCGTATCTGCCCGGGCGAGCCGATTCGCCCATCTGATCGGCCTCGGCGCGCCCGTTTCGGCCGTCAAGGAAAGCGAAGAGGATGAGGCGCGCCGCGCCAAGGCCGACCCCGAGGATGGCGACGCCAAGTCGGAAAAAAAGTCCGACGAGGAAGCCGCCGAGGAGGAGGTGAAGCGCTGCGAGGATGACCTGAAGAAGGCGCGCGCCAAGCTGAAGGCGGCGAAGAAAAACGCCGACGACGAGGAAGACGACGGCGAGAAGGACGGCGACGACAAGGACGACGACGAGCCGGACGACGACGAAGACGACGAGGACGACGAAAAGGCCTCGGCCCGCGACCGCGAGGACATGGCCAGCGCCGCGGCGCGCGCCCCGCGCCTGCGCGAGCGGGCCCGCTGCGCCGCCATCTTCGCCGACGCCGCCGCGGCCCGCAGCCCGGCGCTCGCCGCGCAGCTCGCCTTCGGCACCGACCTGCCGCGGCGCGAGGCGCTGTGCGTGCTGCGCACCGGCGGCGCGGCGGCAACCGGCCGCCTGGCCGGGCGCATGGCCGGCGTTGCCGTGCCGGCGATCGGCGGGTCCGGCACGCCGGCGCCGGCGGCCGACAGCCCGGCCGCGCTGATTGCCGAAATCACCGCCGTCTACGAAACCGCCCGCGGCATCAAGCGCTGATCGCGGCAACCAGGGAAATCCCACCATGGCCTATTCCTTCGAGCCGTCGATCACCAGCAGCGTGTTCACGCCCGACCAGCTGATCGGCGGCAGCTTCCCCATCGTCACCGACACCGTCACCCTCGCCTCCGGCCTCAACCTGGTGCGCGGTACGCTGCTCGGCCAGCAGACCTCCGGCAACTTCACCGCCACGGCCACGGCGGCGACCGACAGCGGCGGGACCAACACCGGCAACGCGACGATCTCCGCTGTCACCACCGGCGCCTATGCCAAGATCGGCACGTACCGGGTCCACTTCACCGCGGCCACCGCCTTCACGGTCACCGACCCGGCCGGCGACAGCATGGGCACCGGCGCGACCGGCACCGCCTTCGCCAGTTCCGAGATCGGCTTCACCATCACCGCCGGCGGCACCGCGATGGTGGCCAATGACGGCTTCAACATCGTGGTGAAGGAGACCGGCGCCGGCACGGCCAACTACGTCCAGGCCACCGCGACGGCGACCGACGGCAGCAACCGGCCGGAGAACTGGGTGGTGCTGGCCGAGGATGCCAACACCTCCAGCACCGGCACCAACGCCGCCACCTCGGTCCCGGTCTATCTCGCCGGCGAGTTCAACGGCGATCAGATGACGTTCGACAGCAGCCTCACCTCCGCCGGCGTCAAGGCGGCGCTGCGGGCGCTCGGCTCCAACATCATCATCAAGACCGGCCAGTCGAACACCATCGTCTGATTTCCCCAACCTCGCGACCGTGCCGGCGGCGATAGCATCGCCCCGGCCGCCTCGCCGACCAGGAGTCCCGGCCCATGGCCACGATCGACGCCATTTTTGACACCAACGTCCTCGTCGGCGTGGTGCGCAACCTCAAGACCCCGTCGCAGTTCCTGCTCGACACGTTCTTCCCGAACGTCGTGCTGGCCGATACCGAGTTCGTCTCGGTCGACCTCGATGTCGGCCTGCGCCGCATGGCGCCCTTCGTCAGCCCGCTGATGGAAGGCAAGCCGGTGGAAAGCCGCAAGTGGCAGACCAACACCTTCAAGCCGGCCTACATCAAGGACCTGCGCACCCCCGACTTCCGCCGCCCGGTGCTGCGCCAGATCGGCGAGCGGATCGGCGGCGACCTCACCCCGCGCGAGCGCATCGCCCAGAACCTGGCCTTCGAGATGGAAGACCAGGTCCAGATGGTGCAGCGGCGCCTGGAATGGATGGCCGCCCAGGCCTGCTATGCCGGCAACTACACCGTGACCGGCGACGGCTATGAGAGCCTGAACATCAACTTCAACCGCGATTCGAGCCTCTCGCTCGACATCAGCTCGGGCGGCACCAACGCGCCTTGGCTGGGCAGCGGCACGACGGCCAGCAGCAATATCGAGACCTGGGCACAGACCGTGCTGCAGAAATCCGGCGCCGCGGTGACCGACATCGTCTTCACCACCGGCGCGTTCAACCTGTTCGTCGGCGACAGCCGCGTGCAGCAGAGCGTGTGGTATCTCCGCTCGGGCGACAGCCGCATCGAGTTCGGCGGCGCCCAGGTGCTCGGCGCCAAATACAAGGGCGAGTGGGGCGGCTACAATCTCTGGGTCTACAACGACTGGTATATCGACAGCAACGGCGCCGAACAGCCGATGCTGCCGGCCAACTACGTCCTGCTCGGCTCCAAGAACCTCGCCGGCGTGCGGGCGTTCGGCGCCATCATGGACGAGGATTTCAACTACGGCCCGATGCCGTATGCGCCGAAATCCTGGGTGGAGAAGAACCCGTCGCGCCGGCACATCCTGATGCAGTCGGCGCCGATCGTCTTCCCGGGCCGGCCGAACGCCATGCTGGCCGCCAAGGTCGCCTGATGAGCGACACCGCCGACCTGGTGCGCGTCCGCCTGCTCGCCGAGCTCTATCTCGGCGGGCATGCGCGGCCGCACGCGCCCGGCAGCATCGTCGCGCTGCCGAAGCACCAGGCCGAGGCGCTGATCGCCAACGGCCACGCCGAGCTGGCCTGATGCTCGACCTGGACGCGCTCGTGCTCGGCCCCTGCATGACCGCGTTCGGCGAGCCCGTGCGGTTTGTCGGCGCCGATGGCCTGGCCGGCGGCACGGCCGGGATCTTCAACGAGAACCATGTCGAGCTGCATTTCGACGGCGACCAGGAAACCCGGCTGGTCCGCCCGCTGCTCGGCCTGCGGCTCTCGACGTTGCCGCGCACGCCGCGCGAGGGCGACCTGTTCGTCATCCGCGGCGGCACCTGGGCGGTGCGCGAGGTGCTGGCCGACGGCGTGGGCCACGCCAAGGTCTACCTGAATGGCCCTCTCTAGCGGCCCGGCGCAGCTGCGCTCCGCGGCCATCGCGGCCCTGCTGAAGGCCAACACCCTGGCCGGCGCCCGCGTCTTCGCGAGCCGCGACATCCCCTTCGCGCTCGACCAGCTGCCCGCCATCTCGGTCTACGCCCCGCACGAGCGCGGCGAGGCGTTGAGCGAGGCCGGCGACGCGCCGAAATTCCGCGTCACGCTCACCCTGCATTGCGTGGCCCGGCTGCTCGCCACCGGCGCCGACCCCGCCGACCCCGGCCGCTTGCTGGCCGAGACCCAGGCCGACACGCTGCTGCAGCAGATGAAGGACGCGATCCTGTCCGACTTCGCCTTCAACGCCGCGGTCCGCCGCATCCCCTCGATGACCGCGCAGCTCATGCTCGACGGCCGTGCCGAGGGCACCGCCGGCGAGATCATCCTCGAGCTGCAGGCCGAATACGACGATGCCTACGCCGTGCCGGTGCCGGACACGCTGGAGACCGTGACGCTCGTTGTCACGCCGACGCTGGAAAGCGGCCACACCCTGCCGGCCATCGCCGTCTCCGGCACGCTCGACCTGGCCTGAGCAAGTAAAACGCGTAATCCGTTCCGCGAATACTGTATTCGCGCGAACAGCTTGAAGGACCCTCCATGAGCGGAACCATCGCCTTCAGCCAGATCTCGCCGACCGCGCGGGTGCCGCTGTTCCATGTCGAATTCGACAACACCCAGGCCGGCACCTCGCTGCCGATCCAGCGCAGCCTGATCATCGGCGAGGTGGTCGGCAGCGCGCCCACCGGCGCGC